CAAAAATATAATCTGATGGTATTGGAATATAACCATTAGTAATATCATCTGCAGTTACTTGATGTTTTAGATAAACAGTTTTTGTAGCATCTGAATGATATTCTTGAAAGTATTCAATAGCTTCATCAACTCTATCTTCTAGCTGATCTTCATCTACATTTATTTCGAGTACAGGTTCCCCTAATCTACGCTTTGCATAGTCTATTAAAGTATCTCTTGAATTAGGTTTTGCCATTGTTTATTCCTGTCTTATACAGTACTATTTATAATAAAAAATAGAGCTATTATTCACCCAATAAAACAGATAATGTTAATGCTTTCAGTTCATCTGGTGTAGTTGCTGCATCTATACGAGCATCTGCTGTAATATTACGCAAAGTATCTTTCTCTGTTGCAATCGCAGGTGCGCCTGTTCCAGCTTCTAAAGCCTTCATATATGATACATCTAATGCAGCTAATCTAGGTGCACGTTCTGCACGTAGGTTATCTTTATGGATAACTTTAGCAGCTGTCATATCAACTTCAACTACATCTGAATTAAACTCCCATGCACCACGAAAGGTACGATCAGAGGGTACTGTTAAACTTGAGGCATCTTTAGAAACCCCATCGATATTAATAAATGTTGTCATGCTGCGATCTCCTCTTCAGCTTGGTTTATTTTCCACGCATTGCGGAAGCTACGATCCGATGGGATCAATTCAACAGGGACAATCTTCATGATCGTTCTGTTACCTTTATAATCACGCCAGATTGACGGACTAATATCTTTCATTACCAAATATTCTATTGCTTGTTCTTCTGTCATAGCTCCGACAGGTTCAGCATATGGATGCTCTTTAGGCTGTCCATCAGGTACACTCTGGTCACGAATGTATGTGTCAATAGGTGGTAGCACATTACCAGCTAATGCCGCCGCCATGAAGTTAGGGTCTGGTACTAACACTGAGGCTGGTGCTTCTGGATCAGCAGGGTTCTCGAACAGTACACGATACTTAGATTGCACTGGGTCTAACCTTGCTTTAGCATCTGCTAGTCTATCCCATAGATGTGCTATCATGCTAAGTCTCCTCTTGTTGTTCCCACAACTAAGGCTGTATCTTGACCTGAGTGATTAGTACCAGCTGTATATATTTCTATTGTTGAAGCTGAGCCATTTGAAGAACGTGTAGTATGAAAGGTACTGCTCCAGCAAACATGCGCACCATTATTTGCGTTTAAAGAACTAGTTAGGTTTATGTCATAATCGCCAGTACCTTGATCGTACAAACTGGACACATTCAAGCTGTTTTGTATTGCTATTGTTCCTGTACCTGTGAACATGCACCAGCATTTTTCAGACCCATTGACTACATACCCTGTTGCAACTGTATCTGTACCATCAGTGATATTTGCTGCGTTTATTGTACTCATGCTAGGTCTCCATGTACTATTACACTTGTTTCTGCGTCATCATCATCATCTGCATTATCTGTTTGGGTTACTCTTATTGGACAAGTGGAACTATTAACTGTACCGAAAGCATTACTTTTAGTAGATATGTTGTGAAAACCACTGTGTCCTGCATTACCTGTTACGGCATAGTTTGAATCACCCATGGCATTACTAAAGGAAAGTTGATGCCGCCCGTTTGCAACATCAGTGATACTTGCAACATTACTACTATCTCTGATTGTGGTTGTATCACCATTAAAATTAACCCAAGCTGCTGCAACACCTGAGACTGCACGACTAGCTGTTTCACCTGTAGCTTTTATATTTGTTACTGTGATTGTACTCATGCTAGGTCTCCGTGTACAGTTACTGACATCATTTCACTATCTACCCACGCTTGACTGTTTCCGTCTCGTGATCCTGTCCGTACCCAAGCAATATTTTGTCCAAATGTACTGCTATTACCTTCTCTACCTGTCGCTATTACAACACTTGCTCCGCCAGTATTGACTGAAGATGGGTAATTATTACTTGCCATATTAGAAGAAAAATTAGATAAATAGTCACCTGTTGCCGCATCGGTAAGACTAGACACATTAAAACTATCTCTAATAGAAATTGTTCCTGTGCCATTCATATTAACCCAACACTTTGCCGCACTCTGCTTTGTTAAGGTTATAGGGTCAGTACCATTCAATGCACTGATTGTGGTTGCTCTTATATCAGACAATTGCTAAGTTCCCTCCGGTGGCTACAGTTAGAGTGACTCCGTTAGCTACAACAAAAGGACCTGTTGCACTAGCATTCTCATCTGCAGCAATAGTTACATTAGTATTTAGCGTTTGTTCATTAACTCTAAATATATCTCTTACTTGTAATTCTGCTGCGTCTCTTGCTTTTGACATTATTGCCTCCTTTATTTAAGAAAAATGTACCATGCTTTTAATCCAGCGTTTTCATTTCCGGATGCATTAACTCTAGCCTCCTGATCCGTACCTATACGCATTTCTGGTGGTATAGTGGTTCCACTACTTAAAGTTCTGGAAACTTCAGCGAAGTTGGTAGCCTGGCCAATAGTTGTGTGAGTTAGTGCTACATAATCTGAAGCACCAACATATGACGGCACAGTACCCTGATGTGTACCACCCCCACCACTGTTCGCCAAAGCATAACTAAAGATGTGAGATCGCGATGCAGTATTACCGTGAAATAATTGTACACCTTCACATGAAGGCTGGTCAATTCCAGTATATGCTGCAACATTACGCCAACCATCCAAAGACCCACATGTAGCTATTTTAAATCCAAATTTAATTGAACTCCAATTGTACCCATAGTTGTTAGGTCTATAATACCGCATTGAACCACTAGTGTTACCGTCTTGCCTACTCCACACCTCACCCATTTCACTATCATTCCATTGTTGCATAGGACCATTCATTGACCAAGCACTACTTGCTGATAAATTCCCATATAATGATCCATAACTATTATATAAATCATTTGAAGACCCTGGTGAAGCAACCGCAGTTGTGGGCGCATTTGCATATCCGCCTTGAGCAGTTGCATAGCTAGTTGCGCTGCCATTTTCATTATATTGAGAAAATAATATCCAGCCGCCATTTGCCATATCACAGTAATATTGCCTAGCAGTACCATCTAAATTAAGCCAGTACATCCCATTTGTAGTAATTCCTAAATTGTATATATCAACAGCGGACGCAGCTGCTGCTCCAGCTGTACTACCATCCAAAGCCAATGCCATTCTTACAAAATGAGATCCATCATGAATTAGTAAAGCTTTATCAACAACATTAAAAAACATTTGACCTGCTTCTAAGGAAGAAGTAGGATCTGTATTTCCACTAGGTATTACTAATTTATTATCAAATGTTGCTACTCCAGTCGCATCAATTGCACCGTTAACTGTAATATCGTTATTAAAAGTCCCACCACTACTAGCACTTACAGTATCACCAATAGTATTGATTTGGTATGTGAGTATTTCTACTTCATCTCCAGCATTAGCAGCAACTCCTAGAACAACCGTAGAGCTGTTTGTTGCTGTGTAGTCTGACGCCAGAAGCATCAGACCATTCATAAATACTTCCAGAGCACCTGGATTATATCCAGCCGAAGGAGTAAACGTTGTTTGTCCCGCAGTAGCAGTAAACAATTGTCTGGTTAGTAGTGTACCACCACCAGCTAAGTCTGCTATATCTCTTGCTCTAGTCATTAGTTATTTCCTTATGGTGTTTCTTGTGCATCCATAGCTGTTTGGTATGCAGTCTTAACTGCGTCTGTCCAAACTGCATTACAGATAGCCTGTACTTCAGCTGATTGACCTGAGATGTCTGTGTCACCCCATGTACCATCTGCTTTAGCTGAGCATGCTAATGCGTGGCGATGGAATGATCTACTGATCTCTGTACCATCTCTAGCGATCACCGTAGCTGTACGAACTTGCACATGCTTGTAATCCCCCACGACTTCAATTTTATCTTCTACTTGTGTTTCTGTTAGTGCCATATTGGCCTCCTTTGTTTTATCGTGGCTTTATTGCCACCTGTCCAACCCAATCTCTGAGTGGGTTATGATGTTATGCCGCACGATATGTTAGACTTACAAAAAAGTAAGCATTAGTACCGCTTGTTATATCGTTATGGTTAACAGAAGCCCACCCTGTACTGCCACTTTTCCACATGCGTCCTGTAGTAGCAGAAGTGTTTACCTGCGATGCATCTGGAAACCCTCCACTAATATATCTACAAAATATACTGCCGTTAGATCCGTGATTAGTAGAGTGTGAAGTAAAAGGTAATCCATTAAACACAATGGCGTTTCCACTAGATGTGTTTGAAAAGTTACCTATTGTAAATCCGCAATATACCATATCACCTACTTTTACATAAACGCCATCACCTCCACCTATAGTGCCTGTTTCAACACCAGCAGTGAAGGTCCCCTCTTCGTAGTCGTCCAACTTATTAGCCGCCGCAGTACCGCCGAGGTAGACACCGCCTGATAGGTAAGCGTCTTTGAAGCGGTTTGTACTCCAGCCTAAATTAACAATCCCATTATTTGAAGCAAAATTTTCTTGGCAAGGAACAATTCTTTGGCCAGTCCCGCTTTCTACAAATAAAAGCCCTACAGCGTCATCTCCACTACCAGCACCATGTATACCAACAGTATTTGAAACAGTCCCAATACTACCTACAGAACCAGCAGCAGTACCTTTTTGAAAGGTAAAAAACTTGCCGTCATTTTGGCGTTGAACGTATTGACCACCCGCGTCAGAAACTTGAGTCCAAGTGTATGTACCGCCAAAAGTTACGCCATCGTTTGTCGAGTAAGGATTTGTAAATGGAGTAGTCACACCTAACATCACACGTTCTGAGCTATCAATCGTGATTGCCGTGGCGTTACCATTGTCGTCTATGCTTGGTGAGCCTGTGCCTGTTAGCCCAGAGCCATCGCCTGTAACTGTTGTTGCGGCTACTGTACCTTGAACAGTTAAGTTGCCTGTCATTGTCCCACCAGCCGCTTTAGAGACATAGTCATCTGTAGGTAAAATCTGACCTGCAAATATGTTTATGTTATCCCCAATGTTTGCACCAGAGCCAAGAACGACTGATGATCCTGTTGTAGCAGTATAGTCTGCTGGATCTAATCTAACACCGTTCATATAAACCTCTAGTTCACCTGGTTGATATGATAGTGTCTTACCACCAGCATCTGACCCAGTAAAGGTTGTTGTTGAAGCTACCGTAACGGCATACGAAAACTCTCGTCTAGCAAGCTGTCTTGTATCGTTTGGTTTTGATCCTATGTATGCCATATCTTTATCCTAATAAGTATCCATAAAAGTGGGTATCAGAGTTTATGTCTATACTACTATCGGCGTTACTGTTTAGTCCTACATGAACATAATCATTTACAGCCATAGGTAATATTACGTGAACCGATGCGTGAAGGTAGTTACCATTAGAAGATTTTAAGTCTCTAGCACCATAGGCGTCATTTTTTTTAATAGTTACATAAAAATACTGATCAGTAAAAGAATCATATCTCAGAGTACAACCAAAAAGATAATTTCCAGCTACTGGAGCTGTAAATCTACCATCTGAACTAGTAAAATGATTTCCTTGATTAATATATGTAGTGTTTATGCTTCTAAATGCTACATAACCACTTCTTGCATCGACGGAACTAACGGTGTTGTGCGTCACGGAAAAACAAGGTTGGTTTGGTGTTGTTACATAACCTGATGCGTTTATGCGCATACGCTCTGAGCCACCAGTATATAATTTAAGCGGTCCATAAGAGCCACTGCCGTAATAAGAAGCTACAAGTGAAACCCCATCAGAACCTGTGTTGCTGGGGTTAATATCCATAAATGAGCCAGAAGTTTCTGTACCTGCTACTCTTGCATTTCCACCAGACACATGGAACTTAACATCAGGTGAATCTGTCCCAATCCCTAACTTACCATCGTGAGCTAAAGTCATCTTACTTGTATGATCATCTAAGGTACCGTTACTAATATGAACCTTACCATCAGGAGTATCAGACTGATGCATAACAAAGTTATTAGTGGCGGTTGAATGATCGCCTATCTGCACTCGTTTTGTTTTTAAGTTGCTCATACTATTATCCTATTAAATGTCCGTAAAAGGCAGATTCAACATTAGATGAAAGATTTAATGTAGTACCTGAGCCCGTCTCCACTTGAGATGTAATATAATCATTAACAGCTAACTCAACAATTATGTAGTTTGCTATGTAGCTATAATCCCCACTTGTTCTTCCATTCAGCCGACCTCTGGAATGATTAAGATATGAATTATTTTTCAGTAATGATATTCTGTGGTAAGAAATAGAATTAGTATCGCTATGAACCCTTATATGAATACCTATTGCATATAGTCCAGCTACAGGAGCAGTGAATCTACCGTTACTTGCGTTATAGATGCTACCTCTGTTAAATATTGTCTGATTAAATAGAGGATAATCATTATTTGCTAATGTACTGGTGCTAACATTGGTCACCATAAACGCTGGCTGCTGAGGTGTTGTTACATAGCCTGACGGATCTATCCGCATTTTCTCGCTTCCGTTAGTTTCAAAAGCTATCTGAGACGCTTCAATCTCTAAAGGGAAATATGCATTTGTGCTTCTATTATAATTTATTAACCTTGTTGCATTTTGACTTCCATCATAAGGTGAAATTTCAAACCCATGTGCACCACCTTCCGACACAACAAACTTTTTGCTAGGGCTTGTCGTCCCAATACCAACTTTACCATTGCTGTCAACATACGCACGGGTTACCCCATCCGTCATTAGATGCATATCGTTATTTAATCCGGCTTTGATAGATGCTGACATTTGTTATACTCTATTCTGCTGCGGCAACTGTTAGTGTACCTGCTTCTATTTGTTTTAGTATTTCTGCATAGTGTCTGTTAGCAGGGTCTAAAGGTATATGTACCTCTTGACCATCTACTGTTGCTTTAATTCCTGTGTTAGTATTATCAGAGTCCATCATACCTGTAGTATACTGTGCTGATTCTATATTCATTTACTTATTCCTTTTTATTCTGCATCTGCAATTGTTAAGGTTCCAGCTTCAACTTGCTTGAGTATCTCTGTGTAGTGTCTGTTAGCTGGGTCTAGTGGGACTGACATCTCTCGTCCGTCTATTGTTGCTTGAACAGAGGTGTTTTCACCAAAGCTATCTGTATTGTATTTTACATTAATAATAATCATAACTCTGCATCCCATTCCATATAAGCAGTTGTGTTAGCCCATCCCATAAATCTTCCAGAGCTACCTTGTGTCATACCAGAAAATCCTACATTTACATAAGCGCATTGATAAGTGCCGCCACCGTTACCATCAATTAAAAACGAAGTGGAAGTTGGGTATCCTGTGTTGCGTGAATACCATCTAATTGCTCCGTTTGTTGATAAACTAGGTATTGCTCTCATTTTTACAGGGAATGTTTGTAGCACTTGTGCATCTGTTGAAGTTATACTTTCCCCAAACGTATACGAATAGTATAATTTATTTTCAGTGGCGTTGCCGTGTCGCCAATAATAACGCAAGCACTTCGCCAGTTCATCTCCGTATGACCTATGCTCGAATGGAGTTGCAGTGTCTCCGACTTCTAATTGGACTCCTGTGATTTGCCATGTATTGCCAACAGTATCGCCAAGATTTACCTGACTGTCATGTACTCTGTTGCTGTCAACATCCGTACCCCAAGTTCCATTGTAAAAAGTACCGCCTTGATATTGTGAACCAGAACAAAGCCAAAAGTTTAATCGCAAGGCCAAATTATTATCATTGGTAAATGCACCAGTGGTGTCTGGATTGAAGGTAAGAGACTTATATTCCCATACATTTGAACTGTTGATAGTATACGACATACTGTTAAGTCTAGCATTGTTGCTATCTTCAAATTCTGTGGTATACACCCCTGTCTTGTTAGACTTTACCCAGAAAGAAAGAGTAAAACTTTTAGCATCTGATGTACCTTTACCAATAGACTGTAAATCTTGCCCTTCAAAACTATATCTAAAGTGCCAAAACTCATTGCTTCCTAGAGAATTGTCAGCTGTTGTGATTTCAATCTTTGCACTATTACCAAACCCAGACGGCGCATCTGTACTCTGTGTAAATGTGGACACAAATGACCCATTAAGAGAGTTTCTAATTCTGTCCACTACAGTGTAACCTTCACCAGTGCCGTTTGGTCCTACAGTCGCACTAGTCCCACGTTGTGCCACTTGCATAGCACCATTTATAACTAGATTACGATTGCCTAACTGCCCACCATTATAGTTACCTGTGTTAGCTAAGTCTGCTGTAGTAACTTTAGTCGTTGCTGTTAGGTTAGGAGTTGTGACACCTGTAGTACCATTTATTCTTACTGACATATCATCTCCCTACACAATTGTCCACGTTGACCCATCAGGTATATTTATAGTCACATCACTATCTATATCTATCGTACCTGCTGATATAGCATTATAGTTTGATGATATTGTATAATCTGCAGTAATGTTACTATTACTTTCAATAATGCCTGTAGCAAACTTAACAGGTCCTGAAAATGTACCACCTGAAGAAGAACTAACCGCATCAACAACCGAAAAGGTTGATTGAGCAATCACTGTAACTTCATCATTTAATGACAGTCCTGTAATCGTTACAGATACACCATCAGTTGCGGTATAGTCTGTTGGTTGAAGAAGTACACCATTAACAAATACATCTACTTGACCAACAACATAGGATACAGGAAATGCTGTTTGTCCTTGTGAGGTTGTAAATGTGTATGATCTGCGTACGCCTTCTGACAGGCCCTGTCCAATGTAAGCCATTTAGCTTTCCTTATCTACTATTCTGGCGCTTCAGCTGCTGCATCAATATTTCGTTGTGCTGCTGTTTTTACCCACTCACGAGTAAATGCATCTGCGACAATTAGTTCTCTTGTTGCCGGAATTGCTACACCCTCATCTAATGCACGAGTTGTGTATAATGAAACAATTTCATCAACCGCAATACGTGCACGGTTTGTAGCTGCATTGTCAATCCAATCTTGGACACTTGCTGCTACATATTCTAAACCTTTATTCTCAGTTGCTGTGAGAGTTACTGTGATATCAACCATTTTAAAATTCTCCTATTATGGTTTTGTTGGCCAAGTGACATCATCTAAAGAAGTAGCTGAAGATGTAATGTCTCTTAGTGCTTGTCTGTATGCTGTTTGAGCATCAGTCATTGTGTGATCTGAACCAGCCCACCAATCAGTAGCTGCAATCAAACGATCACGTTCTGCTCTGAGTAGCTTCATAGGTTCTGCTGCAATTAATTCTGCTTTCTTGGCTGACACTGCAGACCAAGTTGTTCCCCAATCACTTGGATTGGATGATTCGATAGCAGATCCATTTGCATCTGCGCCAGTTACTTTGGCGAACATGCTTGTGAATTCTGCTTCTGTTGTTGGTTCGCCACGGAGTACCCACTCTGTAACACCCAACTCTGATAGTGCTGTTGATATTGTTGTCATTTTAAAAGGCCTCCTTTAGCCTGCTATTTCTATTAGTAAAATTGTTGCAGGTGCAGAGTTATCGTTTACTTTAATATCCCCACCACCTTGTGATCTCATAAACTGGGTTTTGTATGTAACCTCAGAAGTTGTATTTGGGCTATCTAAAAAGTTAAAAGATATTGAACTATTATTTGTACTATTATTATCAAATAAATAATACCCTACACCCTTTATTTCTGTAGTACCACGGAGTATCCTATATGCCATCCATGAAGATTCAACTCTTCCGTTTTGATCAATTAATATCATTATTTTACTGTTGGAACTTGTAGGTGTAATTGCACATGACAACCCCGTATCAACCCAAGTGTTGTTATCAGATACAACTACTGTAGAATAATTTGCAGTTACAACCTGCAATACCGTACCTGATGTATTAATCCCTAAGTCAGCCGCCGTTGGTGTAGTACCATTGGCTTTCTGTAGAGTATCGACTTTTATTATACTGGTCATTGTGCGATCTCCGTTACTTTTACATAAGCAATTTGTGCTGTCCCACTCCAGTTGGCAAATACAGTAGCAGCGCCACTACTTTTATAATAAGGTGAAATAATTTTTGATGTCGTTCCCCAACTCGGCACTTCTAAATATATAGTGGCGCTCATTTCAACTGAAGCTTGGGATTTATTTCTAAAATAGTCATTAGTTGATTCAAGAGCAGACCCGTCTCCTCTTAACTGAAAATAAATATAATCAGTAGACCAACCATACGAGCTGGTAAAATACTCTATATGAATTATACTATTCGAATACTTAGGAGTAAAAGTATTTCTTAGCGTACTATGAACTTCTGCGTAGGAAGTAGATGAAGTAGATACATCACCTGAAAAATTGCCTCTCACACTTTGAACTTGTACAACATGTCCAGGAATATGTACACCGTTACTGCTTGTCTTTTCGATGAGATTATCAACATATAATGTACTGCTCATTGTGCAATCTCCATTACTGTTATCGAAGACCTACTACCTGCATATTGCACCTGCATACTAGCTGAGGTTGTAAGTCTTCTTCTGAATTGAGTTCTGTAAGTCACTTCAGAAGTGGTTGATGGGCTATCTAAATAAGTTTGAGATGCAAATATGTCAAAGTGCGTTAAAGCACCATCATCATGTAAAACTTCAGTTGCCCATGTTAAAATAGGTGTATTATCTCTAGTGATACGAAGTTGCATTTGGTCAAGATACGCACCATATTTATGAACATTCTGATTAATTAAGACTAAAATTTTTGATGTAGCAAACTGTGGCGTAATCCCTGCTTGTAAGTTCGAATCTATGAAAGTCTGAGAGCCATTGTTAACTTGTGTTGTTGTACCATTATGAATAACCTGTATAACATGCCCAGGTGCATGAAGTGTCTGACCACTAGGTATTAATACTGTATCAGCATTAGCTCCACTTGTAGGACCTCGTAATG